TGTATGTTGTCAACCCCCAGACGCGCACGTCCACCGGCGCTCTTCAGCAGTTCGTCGTAACTGCCGACGTGTCCAGCGATGCGTCTGGCAACTTGACGGCGGCTATCTACCCGCCGATGGTGGCCTCTGGTGCTCTCCAGACCATCAACGCGGCCCCTGCCGACAACGCAGCCCTGACCATCGTTGGGACCGCCTCCACCGGCTACCCCCAAAACCTCCTGTTTCACCGGGATGCGTTCACCCTCGCCTGCGCCGATCTCGAATTGAGCCCTGGCCTCCCTGCCTCGGCCAAGTCCCGCATCTCGGACAAGCGCCTGGGCTTGTCGATCCGCATGCAGGCGTACTACGACGGCGCGAACGACGTCAACGCCTACCGCCTCGATGTCCTGTACGGCTGGGCTTGCGTCCGGCCGGAACTGGCCTGCCGTCTCGTCGGCTAACCGTTCCTCCCCCTTGAACATCCGGGGTGGCCTTGTGCTGCCCCGGTTCTTTTCCCCACTCCCATGATTATTTTCCCTTCCTGGCGCTATCACGCCTCACTGCCCGCCTGTATCGTCGCCGATCAGGCCGAATCCGACGCTCTCGGCGCTGGCTGGTACGATTCGCCGGCCAAGTGCATGCCGGACGTGACCGCGCTGCCCGCTCCTCCGGTGCCTGATCCTGGGCCGGCCACCGTCAACGAACGCCAGTCCAAGCGCAAGAGGTAACTATGGCGACTGCCCAATCCATCATCACGGACGCTCACGCGCACCTGGGAGTGCTGCCAGCTGGCGCAACGCTCGGCGCGGATCTCTCGGCGCTCGGCCTCTCCACTCTCAATCGCATGATTGAAGGCTGGACGGCTGAGCAGATCCCGTTAGCCGGCCAAACGGTCCAGACGGTCACCCTCAACGGCGCTGCGAACTACGCGCTATCGAGTCGCCCGGTAAAGATCGAATCCGCCTCCGTCGTGGATGCGGCCGGAATCGAGCAGATAGCCCAGCCGGTATCGTCGGCCCAGTGGGCGGCCATCCCCGACAAGTCGCGCACGGGGGCCTATGCAGAGGCCATCTGGTACGACGGTGGGTATCCCACCGGCAACGTGTACCTGACACCTAAACCTGGATCCGGGACTCTTCAGCTGCGCGTCATTGCCCTCATCACGGCTTTCGCGGCGCTGTCCACCACATTTGCGATGGCACCGGGCGTCGAAAAGGCTGTTGTCTACAACCTGGCCGTGGAGTTGGCGGCATCCCTCGGCAAGCCCGTACCGGCGTCGCTGGCTGCGCTGGCGGCCACGTCAAAGGACGCGTTGGTGAGACTGGCCGGCGACACGCTCGGCATCCCGGCGACTCAGGCCGCACCCCACGGAGGCAAGTAAATGACCGTTCTTGATGTCATCACGGACGCCCTGGCAGAAATCGGCGTGGCCTCACCGGGCGAGACCGTCTCCACGGAAGATCGCACCTACGGCCTCAATAAGCTGAACCGGCTGCTCTCCTCGTGGATTGCGGAGAAGATCGCGGTGTATGGAATCAACGTGCTCGACTTCACCAGTACCGGGGCGGAGACGTATACGTTCGGGTCTGGCGGGTCTGGAGCTACCACGCGGCCGGCTGCCATTGTGGCCGTCGGCGTCGTCAACGGCTCCAAGTCGGCGGCCGCCCGGATGATGGACGCGGCTGGATACACGGCGGCTCTCGACAAGTCGCGCGCGGGCATCTTCGCAGAGATCGCCTACTACAATGCCGGATTCCCGCTCGGGACGCTGTACCTCAGCCCCAAGCCTGCCAGCGGTGGGACGATCCGAGTCCACAACATTCAGCCGCTCACGGCCTACGCCGCGGTGACCGATACCGTCACGCTGGCGCCTGGCTACGACCGCGCGGTGATCTCGAATCTGGCTCTCGACATGGCTGCGGCCTACGGAGCGCCGGGTGGGGCCGCCCAGATTCAGACCCTGATGGCGATGGCGAAGGAAGCGAAGCAGGCGGTTCAGATGCTCTCCGCCGAAGTCATCGCGGGTAGCGCGGCGGCGCTGGCTGCGGCCATGAGTCATGCGGGGGGCAAGTAAGTGCCGCTCGTCACTGCTGCGGACCTCATCAATGATGCGGCGCGCGCCAACGGCAAGTTGGGGCCTGGGCGCACGCTCTCGCAGTCTGAGCAGGATGACGCGCTCCGCATCTTTCAGCGTATGGTGGACGCCTGGACTGTTGAATCGTTGATGATCTTCAGCCGGACGCGCACGACGTACACCATCGTCCCGGGCCTGGCTCCGGTCAACATCGGGCCGGTGGGCGATTGGATCGCGCCGCGCCCGCTGCGCATCGAGAGCATGGGGCTGGTGCTGACGAGCGTATCTCCGCATGTCGAAACACCCATTGAGATCCTAACGGACGATCAGTGGGCGGCCAAGCGGGTGAAGGATCTGTCGTCCAACCTGCCCCGCCAGTGCTGGGTGAATGACGGATGGCCGCTCACGGCCCTCTACTTCTGGCCGGTACCGCTCGAGGCCAACGATATTGCGATCTACCATTGGGCGCAGCTCACCACGCCAACGTCACTCGAGTCGATCATCCGGTTCCCGCCCGGCTATGAGCAGGCGTTCGTGGACAACCTGGCCGTGGCGACATGCTCGCTGTTTGGGCGGCGGGCGTTGCCGGAAATGATGGACGCGGCGCGCGACAGCAAGGCCCGGCTGAAGCGGTACAACCACACGGCGGATCTCATGCGCACTGATCGGGCGCTCTCTGGCGGCACTCAAGCGCCGGGCATTGCACAGTTCTACAGCGGCGAATAGCCCATGTCTGATTTCAACCTCATTGGCCCGACCTACACGGCGGCGGCCGGCAACTCCGACTGCCAGCGCACGGTGAACCTGTACCCGGAGATCGTTGAATCCGGCATGGGCAAGGGCAAGGTGTCTCTGGAGTCCACCCCGGGGCTGCTGTCGGCCAACTGCATCATTCCGCAGACGATCAGTGGGACGCTCTACAGCCGAATCAACGGCATCATTGTGGACCAGGAGAAGCTCTGGGTGATCGGCTGCGGCTCGGTGTGGGAGTGGAACGGAACCACCTTCACGCTGCGGGCTCCGTTGGCCCTTGTCGGCGGCGTGGCCCATCACTTCCCGGACGCGGCCTCCGTTTCGATTGCTTCGAACGGCATCGAGCTCCTGATCTGCATCACCGATTTCGGCACCGTGAGTTATGGGGTCTGGCGCTTCAACCTGTCGACTTACAACGTGGTCTTCATGGACTCGACGGCCTACCCGGACGTCTACCACTCCACGCAGTGCGCCTTCATCGACGGCTATTTCATCCTCTATCCGCCAATAAACGCGACAACCAGCCGGTGGGACCAGAAGTTCTACATCAGCGCTCTCTATGACGGCTCGTCCTGGGATCCGCTGGACTACGCCTCGGCGGAGGGCAATCCGGACCGGATCATGGCCATCATTGCCGATCACCGGGAGTTGTGGCTGTTTGGCCGGCAGACGACCGAGATCTACGTGAATACCGGCGCCAGTCCGTTCCCGTTTGAGCGGATCGGCGGCGCGGTCCTGGACTTTGGCTGCATCGCTTACCGCTCACTGTGCAAGCTCGACAATTCCCTGTTCTTCGTCGGCGCGGACCAGCGAGGGGCGGGCGTCGTCTACCGGACCAATGGGTACCAGGCCCAGAGGGTCAGCAATCATGCAGTGGAGACCTCGCTGAATGCTGCGGGCGTCGATCTCGAGTCCTGTTACGCCTACTCCTACGCGGAGGCCGGGCATACCTTCTACTGCCTGACGATCTCGGCATCCCGCGCGACCTGGGTCTATGATGCGGTGTCCGGCATGTGGCACGAGCGCGGCGCCTGGAATAGCGGCACGGGTGACTTCATCGCCCTGCCGTTCTCGAGCCACGCCTACCATGCCGGCGCCCATTACGTCTGCGGGCCGACGGCGGAGAGCATTGCGCTGCCGTCCATCGCCAATACCTACGGCGTCATGTACAAGCAGAGCCTCAGCTACCTGAACCTGGACACTCAGGACGTGCGGCGGCTGCGCGTGACGCCCCACCTGTCCACGGAGCAGGCCAAGCAGTTCTATCACTCCCTGCAGATGGATGTGGAGTGCTCGGCCGCTGGCTCCGTCTCGCCGGTCATCAATCTCGACTGGTCTGACGACGGCGGCAAGACCTGGAGCACGTTACACACCGTTACACTGCCCAACACGGGGAGCGCCGGCGCGCAGAAGTTCCGCGCGATCTGGCGGCGGCTCGGCTCGGGACGTGACCGGGTGTTCCGGTTCTATACCGAGTCCCAGGTCCGCTGGAGCTTCATCAATGGCTATCTGAAAGCCACGCCTGGGACTGGCATCTAATGGCGATCGCACCAATCAGAACGCCGATGGTGGACGCCGCGGGCAAGCTCACGCCCGAATGGCAGCGCTACTTCGCCGGCACGCAGTCTGCTGCTACCGCCACGCCTGGCTCCACTCTCGCTGATCCCTTCGAGCCCACGTCCGTGGCTCTCACGGTTGCGGAGTATGGCGAGAACTACCGCATCACGCCTACCTGGACA